ATAAATTATTTGTATTACACAGTAAAAGTAACAATGAGTATGTTGTTACTTATAATGTTGATCAAAACAATATTGGGGATATTCCTGATAATACTATTTTAGTACATCGTAAAAAAGATACTAACACCTTATATACAATAAATGCCATTAATGAACTTATTAAAAGTTTGAATGGGGGAGTTGTAGATACAAAATTCCCAATAGAATGGAATCATTATAAAAATTGTATCCTATTAACCCAAGAGGGAGAACTAAAACAGCTTAACACAAAAATCTATAAGATTATTGAAGTATAGTTGGCTTAGTGAATAAAGGTTATTATATTAATAGTTGTAAACAATTAAATTAAGTTATATTATGAATCTAGATGCTATCAAGAAAAAATTAGAATCTATGCAAAACACCACTAAAGGTGGTGGTGGAGAGTATAAAAAAATCCCAGCGTTTAAACCTACAATAGGTAAACAACAAATTCGAGTAGTTCCTTTTAAATTCAATAAGGAATATCCTTTTATTGAAATGAAATTTTATTACAATATTGGTAGTAAAAAAGTAATTGCTTCTCCTTTAAATTGGGGAGAAAAAGACCCAATTGCTGAATTTGTAAAACAATTACGTGGAACTAATGACAAGGAAAACTGGCGATTAGCTAAAAAGTTAGATCCAAAAGTTAGGATTTTTTGTCCCGTTATTGTAAGAGGACAGGAAGAGGAAGGAGTTCAATTATGGCAATTTGGAAAACAAGTATATGAGGCTTTCCTTCAATTAGCTGCTGATGAAGAAGTAGGTGATTTTACAGATGTTATGGTGGGTAGAGATATTAAAGTAACTACTGTAGGACCTGAAACAACAGGTACAAAATACAATAGAACAACTTTATCACCTTCATTAAGTACTTCACCTTTATCAGAAGATGATACAGAAATTGAGAAATGGTTAGATGAACAAACCAACCCAATGGATACTTACAAACCATTACCCTTTGATGATATTAAAGCAGCATTACAAGAATGGTTAACACCTGATGAGGATGATGAGGAAGTTGTTGAGGAAGATGAAACCCAGTCAAAACCACAATCAAACTATAGTTTATCAACAAAACCAGTAGCTAAAAAATCTAAAGAAGAAGCTTTTGATGATTTATTTAGTGATGATGATGAATTAAACCTTTAATAAAAAACTAAAAATAAGTTATGTCCAAACCTAGAAAATCTCTAACGGAGGCGGCTAGTAAACAACTAAAAACCTCCTTTAGCTTAGATAAGTTTAAACAAAATAAAGGTCTATCCTCTAATGTTAAATATAAAGAACAAAGATGGATCCCATTTTCCCCAGCAATGCAAGAAGCTCTATCACTACCAGGATGTCCTATGGGACACCTGGTTATAGTTAGAGGTAAATCAAACACCGGGAAATCCACTACAGCTATTGAATTAGCAGTAAATGCCCAAAAAATGGGAGTACTTCCAGTTATAATTGTTACAGAAATGAAACATGACTGGGAACATTGGAAAAAAATGGGATTCCAAATGGATGATGTTGTTGATGAGGAAACAGGAGAGGTAGTTGATCATGAAGGATTTTTCATATACAGAGATAGAAGTACTTTAAACTCAATTGAGGATATAGCAGCATTCATTATTGATCTACTTACAGAACAGAAAAAAGGTAATCTACCTTATGATTTATTTTTCATGTGGGATTCAGTAGGTTCAATCCCATGTCAAATGAGTATTGAACAAGGAAAAAATAACCCAATGTGGAATGCTGGAGCTATTGCGACTCAATTTGGTAATTTTATCAACCAACAAATTGTAATGTCTCGTAAAGAAAGTTCCCCATATACAAATACATTATTTGTAGTAAATAAAGTTGGTGTTGCACCTGCTTTAACCCCTATGTCCCAACCTAAAATGACTAATAAAGGTGGTGATACAATGTATTATGATGCTTCATTATGTTTAACTTTTGGAAATATTACAAATGCCGGTACTACAAAAATATTTGCACAAAAAGATAAGAAAAAAGTAGAATTTGGGTTACGTACCAAAATAGCATGTGATAAAAACCATATAAACGGTATTACAACTACAGGAACCATAATTTCAACGGTTCATGGGTTTATTAAAGATACCCCAAATGAATTATCGAAATACAAAAAAGAACACTCACATGAGTGGGTAGATATCTTAGGACAAGGAGCATTTACAGTACATGAAGATAATTCTGAATGGGATGAAAAAGCAGATGCTACCGATTCATTTGAATCTGATGATAATTAATTAATCTAAAACCATGAAAAAAGACTTACTAAACCTCCTTAACAATGTTACTGAGGAAGGGGAATTTCAACCTGAAAATGAACGCATATTATTACTAGATGGATTAAACTTATTCTTTCGTAATTTCTCAGCAATAAATGCTGTAAACTCTAAAGGAATACACATTGGAGGTTTAGGAGGTTTTTTTAGATCTCTTGGTTTCCTAATAAACAATATTCAACCAACTCAAGTATATGTTGTAATGGATGGGGTTGACTCATCAAATTCTAGAAAGAACATAATTCCTGAATATAAAAGTGGAAGGAATCAAACACGTATAACAAAACATGAATTATTTGACAATTTAGATGAAGAAGATGATTCTAAAGTAAACCAAATAGTACGAATCATACAATATCTAGAAACACTTCCCGTAAAAACTATATCATTACCTCGAGTAGAAGCTGATGATGTCATATCCCACATTGCAACAACCTCAACCAATTCACCTGATGATAGGGTATTTATAGTATCTAGTGATAAAGACTATTTAAAATTGGTATCTGATCAAATCATTGTTTACAGACCCATAGAAAAAGAATATTATACTCCACAAACAGTGTTTGATAAATTTGGATGTCCCCCACATAATTTTATTTTATATAAGTTGTTAATGGGAGATTCAAGTGATAAAATTGAGGGAGTAAAAGGTTTAGGTCCTAAAAAATTATACAAATATTTTCCCGAATTGAAGGAAAAACCACTAAGTTTTAATGATTTATTAGATATTGCGGGGGAAAAATTAGAAGAACATGTTATATATGCTCGAGTAGTACATAGCATTACCCAACTAAAAGATAAATACAAAGTGATGGATCTATCAAACCCTATGATGTCTGATGAACAAAAACAAGAAGTTAATGAAATAGTAAGGGATACTAATTTAAATTTCTATCCTGAGGGATTTATTCAAATGTGTCATGAGGACCAATTAGGTAATCTCATTAGGAATGTTGAAACTTGGGTCTATAATATTTTTAAAGATCTGTTGGAAAAACAAAATTAATTTATTATATTTAAAATAAAAGTTATAATATGACACTCCAAACAATTGAAGAATATGGACATTCTTTCCAAATGAAAGTAATATCCTCTTTATTAACACATAAAGAATTCCTACAAAACATAAACGATGTATTAAGTGATGAATATTTCAGCAACCCAGCACATAAATGGGTTATTAATGAAATTTTAAAGTATTATGAAAAATATCATACAACTATATCCATGGATATTTTAAAAGTTGAGATGAAAAAACTTGATAATGATGTACTTAAAGTTTCAATTAAAGAACAGCTACGAGAAGCATATAAATCAGACATTGAAGATTTAGAATATGTTCAAGAAGAATTTTCAACATTTTGTAAAAACCAACAGTTAAAGAAAGCATTATTAAATAGTGTTGATCTTTTAAAAGCTGGAGATTATGATTCAATTAAATACTTAATAGAATCAGCAATGAAAGCTGGTCAAGATAAAAATATAGGACATGAATATAAAAAGGATGTTGAATCAAGATATCGAGAAGATCATAGATCTATTGTTCCTACCCCATGGCAACAAATTAATGATTTAATACAGGGTGGATTAGGAAATGGAGATTTAGGATTAATATTTGGTAACCCAGGAGGAGGAAAGTCATGGACTTTAGTTGCTTTAGGAGGGTTTGCTGTTAAGATGGGATATAATGTTATTCACTATACTCTAGAATTAAGTGAATCATATACAGGAAGGAGGTATGATGCTTTCTTTACAGGACAACCTGTTGATTCATTAGAAAAAAATAAACCATTAGTAGAAGAAGCAACTGCGAATCTGCCAGGGGAATTAATTATACGTGAATTTCCTATGGGTAAAACAACATTAAATACCATAGAGGCCCATATAAATAAAGTAAAAGACTTAGGTATAACACCAGATTTAATAATTATAGATTACATAGATCTTCTTTCAACAAGAAAGAGAAACGTTGATAGAAAAGGAGAAATTGATGATATTTATACCAATACAAAAGGATTAGCTAGACAATTAAACATCCCAATATGGTCAGTTTCCCAAGTAAATCGCGCGGGAGCAAAAGATAATATTATAGAGGGTGATAAGGCAGCAGGTTCTTATGATAAAATG